TGGAGCATCTCCAAATATGCTTACACTTTGTATGAAAAAAGTTGACAACTCAACCAAAGCAGATGTTTGGTTTGCTTTTACTTGTAAAGAATTATCGTAAATAGTAATAATTACTTCTATAAATTATATTAAGAACTCATAAAAATTATGTCTGATAATATCTACTTAGGTAATCCCAATCTAAAAAGGGCAAATACCCAAATTGAATTTACAGAAGAGCAAATCTATGAGTTCTTAAAGTGCAAAGAAGATCCAGTATATTTTGCACGAAATTATATTAAGATTGTTACTCTCGACCACGGACTACAACCTTTTAAGATGTATCCGTTCCAAGAGAAGTTAATTAAAAATTTCCACGAAAATAGATTTAATATCTGCAAGATGCCTCGGCAGACAGGTAAATCTACAACTTGCGTCTCATATCTCTTACATTATGCAGTTTTTAATGATAATGTAAATATTGCTATTCTTGCGAACAAGGCATCTACGGCAAGAGACCTTCTAGGAAGATTGCAGCTTGCTTATGAGAACCTACCAAAGTGGATGCAGCAGGGTATTTTATCGTGGAACAAAGGTTCATTAGAACTAGAAAATAAATCAAAAATTTCTGCAAACTCCACATCATCATCTGCCGTTCGTGGTGGTTCATACAACATCATCTTCTTGGACGAATTTGCATTCATTCCAAATCACATTGCCGATGACTTCTTTGCATCGGTCTATCCCACTATTTCTTCGGGTCAGAGAACTAAAGTAATCATTGTCTCTACTCCACGTGGTATGAATCACTTCTACCGTATGTGGCACGATTCTGAGAGGGGTAAGAACGCATATGTGCCTACAGATGTCCATTGGTCGGAAGTACCTGGTAGAGATGCTGCGTGGAAAGAGCAAACGATTGGCAATACTAGCGAGCAACAATTTAAAGTTGAGTTTGAATGTGAATTTTTAGGATCTGTTGATACTCTTATTAATCCATCAAAACTACGAAATCTTGTTTATGATGATCCAATAAAACGAAATAAGGGTTTGGATATTTATGAGGATCCTATAAAAGATCACAATTATATGATTACGGTCGATGTTGCCAGAGGAGTTGGAAGTGATTATTCGGCATTTGCAGTTTTTGATATTACAGCATTTCCATATAAAGTAGTGGCAAAATATAAAAATAACGAAATTAAACCGATGCTTTTTCCAAGCATTATTGAGCCTATAGCAAAAGCATATAATTATTCTTGGTTACTTATTGAAATTAATGATATTGGCGATCAGATAGCAAATATATTACATTTTGATTTGGAATATGATAATATTTTAATGTGTTCTCAAAGAGGGCGTAATGGACAAATAGTTGGAACGGGATTTAGTGGTAAAAAATCATACCTTGGTTTAAGAATGACTGCCTCGGTTAAAAAATTGGGATGTTCCAATCTAAGAACTTTAATAGAAGATGACAAACTACTAACAAATGATTATGATATCATTAGTGAAATGACAACCTTTATACAAAGAAACAATTCATTCCAAGCAGAAGAGGGTTGTAATGATGATTTGATGATGTGTCTGGTTATTTTTGCGTGGTTGGTTGCACAACCATATTTCAAAGAAATGACAAATGATGATATTCGCAAAAGAATTTATGAGGAACAAGAAGATCAGATAGAAGCGGATATGGCACCATTTGGATTTATTTCGGATGGTGTTGATGATGTTGATGGCATATTTTTTGATGAAAAAGGTGGAGATAGGTGGATGTTTGCATCGGCATCTAAAGACAATCAACCGTTAGAAGTTTGGAATATGGACGAATACGGTGATCGGTCTTATATGTGGGATTATCAATAGTTGTCAAGGCATAGGAATTTATAAATATTTCTAGAATACATTGGCCTTGTAGGGGAGAATAAAGATGCCACTCAATTTAGCATCTCCTGGAATTATTGTAAGAGAAGTAGATTTAACAAATGGAAGAGTTGATCCAACTTCCAATGCTACCGCAGCTATTGTAGCTCCATTTGCAAAAGGACCTGTCGAAAGTGTAGTTATTGCCACTAATGAGCAGGAACTTTTAGCAAATTTTGGAGAACCATACTCTGTAGGAAACCATTATGAAAGTTGGTTTGTTGCATCATCATACTTAGCATATGGTGGAAATCTTCAAGTTTTGAGAGCTGATGGGACTAGTTTAAAAAATGCTAAAGTTGGATCAGGTTCTGCAATTAAAATTAAAAGTTATGAAGACTATGTAAATAAAGGATATGACGAAAATCCTATTACAAATATTACCTTTGCGGCAAGAAATCCTGGTTCTTGGGCAAATGGATTAAAAATTGCAGTTATTGACAGTAAAGCAGATCAAATTCTCACCGTAAATTCAACTTCCGGATTAACTGTTGGTCTTGGAGTTACTCAACCAGTTCCGGCAAATACAGTTTTAGCAGGAAGTGGAACAACATCATTGTTAGATGGATATTTTAAGGGTATCATTACTAATGTAGATACTGCCAATTTAAAAATAGATGTAAAACTTTTATCCCATGTAAGTGCTGCTGGAACAGCAACTAATGTTGATTATACTCCAAATGGTGTATATAAATTTGCATCTAGTACTAATATTACATTTGTTGGATCTGGTGCAGGATCTACTTCTTTCACAGCAACTAGAGGATCACTTGGTTCTACTGCTGGAACTATTAATGCTGGAGTTGCAATTACTGCATACAATTTAATTCTTTCCACAACACTGGATAATGCTGGCGGTCAATCTTTAACCAATAGTGCAACATCTCTTGGCATTTCAACTTCTGGCATTTCCACAGGAACTGGAAGTTTCCTTCTGATTGACAATGAATTAATCGGTATTTCTACAGCATCAATTTCTACTGGAACAATTTCCGGTGTTACTAGAGGTCAAGTTGGAACTAGTGCAACGGATCATACTGATGGTGTGGCAGTTGCATATTTGAAACAATATTCTGGTATTGCAACTTTAAGTTCTTCACTGAATGCTACCGAGACCGTATTGGGTCTCACAACAACACGTGCCGGATTATCAACAATTTTCACAGCAGATTCTTATGCTCAATTTAGTGGATCAACAGAATTTGTTAAAGTTAATTCATTTTTAAATGGTGATGTTGCAGCAAGAACAGTAGCATCTGCTCCAGATTGGTTTGATCAACAAACAATTACTTTAACCAATAGTACCGTAAATTGGAATTCTCTGGCAAATAGACCATCAACTTCAACTTTTGCACGTGCTCGTGGAACAAGATTTGATGAAATCCACGTTGTGGTTATTGATGGTGATGGAGATATTACTGGAAATGAAGGAACTATTCTAGAGAAACACCTTTCACTCTCTAAAGCAAAAAATGCAGTTTATTCTGTAGGAAGCCCATCTTACTGGAACAAATATGTTTCGGAAGGATCCTCATTTATATTTGCTGGATCAGAACCAACAGGAGTTGTTACTTGTGGATTTAGTACCGGATTTACATTAGCAACTAATGGAAATTGGAATGCTGATACAGAAGAAAATCTAGTATATGATTGCATCGGTTCTCAAACTTATAATATGACTGGTGGATTAAATTATGATGGTGGAAGTGACCTTTCAAATTCAAATGCTTTAGATTCCTCATTAACAAATTTATCTTCAGGATATGATCTATTAACAAATACTGAACAGTATGATGTCGATTTCATCTTGATGGGATCCGCAGCATATACAAAAGAGACTGCACAAGCATTGGCAAGCAAAATTGTTGCAGTTGCCGAAGAAAGAAAAGATGCAATTGCATTTATTTCTCCATATAAATCTGGTCTTCTTCAAGCAAGTGGAACCGAATCTTATTTACCAATTGCCGCATCATCAATTACAGATAATGTAGTTGGTTATTATTCGGCAATTCCATCATCATCATTTGCAATTTTTGATAGTGGATATAAGTATATGTACGATAAGTTCTCCGGAACATTTAGATATATTCCGTTAAATGGTGATATCGCAGGACTATGTGCAAGAAATGATACTCAAGGAGCTCCTTGGACTTCTCCAGCAGGAACAACTAGAGGTGCAATTTTAAATGCAGTTAAACTTGCATACAATCCATCTAAATTGCAGAGAGATGTTCTTTATTCAAATAGAGTTAATCCAGTAATTTTCTCACCAGGTTCTGGAATTATTTTATTTGGTGATAGAACTGGTCTTGCAAAAGCATCATCCTTTGATAGAATTAATGTTCGTAGATTATTCATCTACATTGAGAATGCAATCAGTGCTGCCGCTAAGGATCAATTATTTGAATTTAACGATAATACAACAAGAAGTACTTTTGTAAATATTGTTGAACCTTTCTTACGTGACATTCAAGCAAAGAGAGGTATTATCGACTTCCGCGTTGTTTGTGATGAAACCAATAATACTGCCGCTGTTATTGATAATAATGAGTTTATTGCTGACATTTATATTAAACCATCTCGTTCAATTAACTTTATTGGACTAACTTTTGTTGCCACGAGAACGGGTGTTTCCTTTGAAGAAATTGTCGGAACTGTTTAATTTAAATCAATAAAAACACCCAGAGGTAAAAACAATGGCATTAAGAAAAATTAGCGATTTTAAAAGCGCACTAACCGGAGGTGGCGCAAGGTCCAATCTATTTTCAGTAGATCTTGAATTTCCTTCCGGCGTTACAATTTCCGACGCTTCGGGCACCAAAAGTTTAGGAGAATTTCTTGTAAAATCTGCAGCACTTCCAGCATCTCTTATTACCCCAGTTGAGGTTCCATTTAGAGGACGTGTTTTAAAATTAGCGGGTGAAAGAACATTTGATACTTGGACTATCACAGTTATTAACGATACTGATTTTAGTATTAGAACAGCATTTGAACAGTGGATGAATGGAATTAGTAAATTGAGTAATGGTTCTGGTGTCACCGACCCATTAATCTATCAGGTTGATGGTATGAAAGTTAATCAATTGAATAGAAGTGGTGAAGTACTTCGTGCATATAAATTTTATGGCGTTTTCCCAACCAATGTATCTCAGATTGATCTTTCAATGGATACGACTGATAGTGTCCAAGAATTTACCGTTGAACTTCAAGTTCTTTATTGGGAATTAACATCTGATAATGGTACGACAGCAATTGCATAATAAATAGTAAATAATAATTAAATTATATAATATGGCAAGACTTTTTGGTTTTTCTATTGAAGATCCGGACAATAAGTCCAAACTCGTCTCCCCCGTTCCTCAAAATAATGAGGACGGGGTTGATAATTTTGTTGCAAGTGGTTTTTATGGACAATATTTAGATATTGAAGGTATTTTCAGAACAGAAAATGATTTAATTAGAAGATATAGAGAAATGGCACTTCACCCAGAGTGTGATGGTGCTATTGAAGATGTTGTTAATGAAGCAATTGTTAGTGATTTATACGATTCTCCAGTTGAAATTGAACTATCAAATTTAGATGTTAGTGATAAATTAAAGACAAAAATAAGAGAAGAATTTAAATATATCAAAGAGATCATGGATTTTGATAAAAAATCTCATGAGATTTTTAGGAATTGGTACGTTGATGGACGTTTATATTACTTAAAAATTATTGATCCAAAGAATGCTGCTGATGGCATTAAGGAGATTCGTTATGTTGATCCGATGAAAATTCGCCATATACGTCAAGAAAAGAAACCGGATAAAAATTCAAAAGTGAGTATGAATCCGGAGATGATCAATCCAATGAATGGTAGGGTTGATTATCGTTCATATTCGCCAGAAATAGAAGAATATTTTATTTACACACCAACACCAAATTACCCAACTGGAATGTTATCCAGCTCTGGTGCTCAAAAAGGAGTTAAAATTGCAAAAGATTCTGTTACTTATTGTACTTCCGGATTAGTAGATCGAAATAAAGGAACTGTTTTATCATATCTCCATAAAGCAATTAAGGCACTCAATCAATTGAGAATGATTGAGGATTCTCTGGTCATTTATAGATTATCTCGTGCGCCAGAAAGAAGGATTTTTTATATTGATGTAGGTAATCTTCCTAAAGTAAAGGCAGAACAATATCTAAAAGAGGTTATGAATCGGTATCGTAACAAACTTGTTTATGATTCCAATACTGGTGAGATGCGTGATGATCGTAAGCATATGAGTATGCTTGAAGATTTTTGGTTACCTCGCCGTGAAGGTGGTAGAGGAACTGAAATTACGACTCTTCCAGGTGGCCAAAATTTAGGAGAACTTTCAGATATTGAATATTTCCAAAAGAAACTTTATAGGGCACTTGGAGTTCCAGAATCTAGAATTGCTTCTGATGGTGGTTTTAATCTTGGTAGATCATCCGAAATTCTTCGTGACGAATTAAAATTTACAAAATTTGTTGGGAGACTTAGAAAAAGATTTGCACACATGTTTACGGACATGTTGAAAACGCAATTAATTCTTAAGAATATTGTTTCTGTAGAGGACTGGGAAAAAATTTCTGATCACATTCAATATGATTTTGTCTATGATAATCAATTTTCAGAATTAAAAGAATCCGAATTGATGACTGAAAGATTGAATCTTTTAGCACTTATGGAACCTTATATTGGAAAATATTTTTCTGCCAAATATGTAAGAACAAGAATTCTTCGCCAAACTGATGGGGAAATAGTAGAAATAGATAAACAAATTGATAAAGAAATAAAAGATGGTACTATCCCAGATCCAAATTCAATAGATCCAATTACTGGAGAACCTTTACCAATTGGCGGAGATCCTGGATTGATGGGTGAAGTTCCTAAAGAACCAGATATTGATAAACAAGCAAAAGTTACAGATGCTCAGTCTCAAAAAGACGCCAAAAAAGCACAAATATAAATAATTGATATAAATAAACTAAATTTGTATGGACAAAATTATAGATTTGATTGCAATTGATTCTAGTGCTTCTGATATATCGGATTTGATTAAAGATTCTCTTTTTACAAAAGCGGCAGAAAAAATTAACGCAATTC